AATAAAGACGCATATTTAGTGTCGGTTCGAACTCTTTTTTTAATAGTAATAATGTAAGAAAACAAATGAAAAGCATAAAAAAAGCATATGATTTGCGTATCATATGCGTTCGTTTTAAATGGCTTTAGTGAATGAAAACGATACCTCAAAATCAGGGGTTTGAACGAAAGTGATACGTTGTTTTTGCCACTTTTTGTAGGTTCGATACTCGCCACCCTACTATCGTGCAACATATTTCTGAACGAAAGAGATACCTAAAACGATAATTTTTGAGCTAAAGATTTATTGAAACCTGAACATACTTTTGATGGCGTTCCATTTTGCAGTTTTTAATATCTTCTTTGCAACTGGATGTCTATCGTTTGCAGCAGCAACGATACACTCGTAACCCCTATCCCAATATTCCTCGGAAAGACTATAGTAAATCTTTGCCATTTTCATTTGAAGTGGACCAGATGCATGGGCTCTTGATAAATCGAAATACTTGAAAGCTGTTATTCGATCTTCCTCTACCACCATTCCAAAGAAATGAATCGCACCATAAAGGTACTCGGCTAATGGACTTTTGCTATTGTCCGCTAAGTCTTGAAGTCGTTTTACATCTTCTTTAGTAGCTTCTTTCTTAGCCAATCTCCATTTTATTTCGTAGAGGTCAGAAACCTCATGTGTCAACGTCTCTAAATTTTGTGTCATAAATTAACACCTCCTACTATATAAGTAGTAAGAAATTTCAATTTTTTAGCAAAAAAGTTTTATTTGATTGCTTTTACTACTTTGTAGTAACTTTTTTACAAAAAAGACCTCTTACAACTTTTTAGGTCGCAAGAGGTCATTTTTCATATGTTCTTCAAACTATTAATAGAAGCTTCGATTTGATTATTTATCCATTCATCTAAATCGCCATAATTCGATTTGATGTAAGTGACAAGTTCATCGTTAAATTGTGCTTTGATTATTGCCCTGGCTTTTTCAAGGGCGGTCTTCTGGGCAGTTTCATCGAACTTCCCACTATTCTTTAAGGATTCCACATAGGTTTGAAACACCGATTTAACGGCATCGAGAACTATCGCTGTGGCTTTGCTTAAGAAGTTAGCCGCTTTCTCGTCCTTTATTTTCGTTCCTATCAACTGGATCAGTTTTGTTCCAAGAAGACTTATTAGCGGAATCACGACAGCTGTAACAACAACCGACAATATATCGAGTAAGATATCATTCATTAGCTTTTTCCTCCTTTGCTATGAAGACTTTTGTTTTTGATATGGTCATCAAGGTTCTTTGAAACATTGCTGATATTGGTTTCTGCTTTGATGACTCGTCCTTCGAGTTCGGAAAAGCGAACCTCAAGTTTATCCATTGATTTTTCGATTCGATCAATAGAAGACTTGATATAACCAACATCCGATATCAAAACACCTTCGTTTTTTCCTTCGCTTTTATGGTCGCCCTTCTCGTTCCTACGAAAGGCCAAAACAGCAAAGAAAATGCTCGAGCAAGTCCCGAGCACTCCAATAATAGAAATAACAATCGTTAATGCATTATCCATCCGCATCACCTCCACTTTCTACATACTTTTTCAAATAGTTAATAATCGATTCAAAATCATCGATGTAATTCGCACCAATGACCTCTTTTTGGTTTTTGTATTCCTTGGCTTTTTCTAGATATGACTTTGGATAGACATTCTCGAATTTGCCAGTTTCATCATAGTGAGCAAGTAGCCCACGAATACGATAAAGATGATAAAGTTTCTTACTAAACTCTTTTAGTCGCACATATTTTTCAAAATAATCGATGTTTCTTTGAACCCATATTTTAACGGACTTACTCCAGTCAATTTTCGTAATTGATAAGAATTGATCTTTAAAACATTCGTCTAGATAGATAAGACTTTTATCTAGGCAAAGCACTTCGTCATTAAAAATAACCAAGTAATCAAGCAAGGAATCATCAAATGCCATCTTCCTTTTGAAAGACGAAATATCAAAGGCAAAGATGTCATCGCCATTTGCCTTATCAATTATGATTCCAGGATTACCATCAAGCACCACAATATAGTCATTGTCACTATCATTATTTTCAAAGCCAAACGCATATGAGCCACAACGGTACTTAGCTAGTACCTTAAATCCTTGAAATGTTTCCATTGCGTTACCTATAACAAGCAATGGCCTTGACATTGTGAGTGGTTTCACTAACGCCAATAACCATTTGGTTAGTCTCTGGTAGGAATTCAAGAGTCATAAGGCATTGGGCTGTACCAGAATAATAAATGGTTGATGTCATCGAGGTATTGTTACCAATATTAATCCCAGATACTACTACATACTGGTTAAGAATATGAACAACGACTATACTTTTCTCTAAAATGGCTTTTTTAATATTAGGAAAATAGAAATATTTTCCGCTTTGATGGGAAGGTGAAGAACGCCACATAGTAAAGTTGTCATCGACATAATCTTTTGATTGTTGAACGCTTTCTTTAATGGCCGTACCGCACGATTTTATTTTCGTGGGTGCGTAACTCGTATCGAGAGTGAGTGCCGTTGTAGTCTTAGTATACCTTGCAATTGCAAACTGGTACTTTGAACCACCATTTTGGAGGTTCTCTTGAGTAAGAGTCGGATAAGTGCCAGCTGTTTCTATTTTTTCTAAAGACACACTATTGGTAGCTAGATTCACGGTCACGCAGATATAACCATATTTTGTGGAATCCAAAGAGATATAAACGGATGTTCCGCTCTCGACATATATTCTTCGCCCATAGATCATCACATAGCCATCCGTAAAATTAATGTAGTTATTGGCAGCAGTACACGTGACCCCACTGCCGAGACTTTCCATGATTCCAGCTTTGATTAAGTCTCCACCATGGAAATTGAAATCGGCATCCTGCTTGGAAGTAACCGATGAACCATCGAAGGTTATTTTAAGTAGTCCCATTATTCGTTCCTCCTATTTAATAATTTCATTTTTTCAGTCAACTTGATTCGATGTTCGCCAAGGGTGACTGAAGCAATGACGAATGAATTTTTAAACGACAACCTCGTGACCAAAGTATCATAGGTTTTGTTTTCGCCCACGAAACTCACAAAATCCCCAACCTCAAAGTTCCTATATGGAGCAATGGTTGAGTTGGCTATAGTGATATTAAAAGTGATATTATGATCCAAACTCGAGTTCAGTAGGCTTTCCGTGGCCTTACTGGCGAGATTTAGGTAATCGTTGTCCGAATACTTCTCGTATTTAAAATATGCCTTAGAAGGCCTATTTTCCACGAGTGGGTTCGTTCCGATTGTGCCATCGTTAAGCATGACATAAGAGATTATCGTCTTATATGAGGTGTTGTCGGATTTTGGCACATAGATGATTTCGTTAATCGATTCCTCATCCGTATCGTTAATTACAAGGTCGGAAAGAGCACCAAGGTTATAGCGAATCGCTAGTCCCTTAGTGACATCAATCGCCTTGATTAGTATTTTGGAAATCTGTCCATCATCATAGATGAGTTCATAGGCAAGTCGAACCGAGAACTCCTTCATTATGGTTTCGTTTAAGTCCACAATTGATTCGAGGGTATCATCATCGAAAGTGAGTGAGCCATATTTAGAAGTCTTGTTTTGAAACAAAAGGTAGGTCATTTTTTTATGCCTATCAATCGTGTTATAGAAAGTGGACTTAATGATGTTAAGAATATAGTCACCAACATTCTCATTATTGAGATTTGCCACCGGAACTTTAATATCAAATTTTGATATGAAGTCATAGGCTTGAATACTTGTTGTGAATTCATCGCTACTTTCAATTGTCGTGATGCTTCCGACAAAGGTCATGAGCTCGTTTTTAATGACGAGCAAATCCCCTACTTCAGCGTTGATATTAACTTTGTTAATAACAAGGCTAGACTTCTGGGGAATAACCGAGTCGATGACGATTTCAAAATCATTGCTAAGAAACGCATAGTCTTTGACTTTCAAGGAGAGTCCATCGAGAAAAGTTACATTCATATTAATTTGCTATATAGCCCTCCAAGAAAGATATCGAACATTTGGTTTTCTTGCTCACTCCTGGTTCAAAATGTAAATCGTATGTGCCTACTGGAAGGAAGAGGAAGTTATCGCAAGTGAAGTCTTGCTTGTCGTAAATGTTAGTCGTAACACCATTGATGGTTTCTTCAATCTTCTGATCAGTTGGATCACTTTCAATTTCAAGGGTGGTATCACTTCTTGAAAGAATCAATCGAAGTTTGGAAACTACCACACCCTCCTTTTCTATTGAGAGCGTTGGATTATCAACTGCTCCTTGAATGAGAATTCGCATTGGAGCTTTAAACATTCCACTATTCGTCACACTCTTTCTTCCATTAAAGGTTGTGGAGTAAATGAATGGATAAGGATATGGATACACCTTCTTGTTTGTGTTTACGTCCACTTCGATCTCGGTCGACTTCTTCACAATCCATAACGAGAGTTTCTCAAGAACCAAGGAACTCTTGATTGTTCCAGCTTCAAGTTGACCCTTTGTGCAGGACTTTATGTCAACATAGCAATACTTTGTATTGTTTGAAACATAATACAATCTTAGCGACTTGCTTTTCCTAACGAACTCAAGCCACTTCGCAAAACCAACATATCCTTCAAGAAAGATGAGGTTGAGGTTGATTTCGCTCAACGGCAAAGTCTTATTGGTCACGAGATAGGTGTTATCATACTTTTGATGTTCGACATCATACTCGAAGCCTAGCCCGTCAAGGGAATCGATGAGCGTATTGCATCGGTAGTCCAGAAAGAAGGTGCTACCGACATCGTTAACTAAATAAAGAGAACGCATATTAGTAAGCACCTCCTAACGCTTTGTTGATTGTGTCGACATCCACATCGCCACTCGTATTGATGGTGACGTTATTGTTCGTTGTCGAATTGTCGTTTGTGGAATTGGCATAGGTATTACCTCCGCCATTTGATACGGTCTCCGTAGCTGCACTGCTATTTCCCCAACCGAAGAGATTTCCTATCCAACCGAATATGTTTCCGACTTTGTCAAAAATCCATTGAATAGCACTCATGATGCCATTAAGTAAGTCAAGAATTGGTTTAAGAATTTGAAACAAAACTTGAAGAACTGGCATGATGATTGTCTTAATGACATTTGCGAGTATTTCCAAAACAGGAGATATGAACTCTAGTAAAGTAGATACTACTTGTAAAATATAAAGAATTGGGGTCAATAGCGTTTCTATTAACGGAGCAAGAATCCCTATTAATGACGAGATTATTTCAATTATGATTCCAATGAAAGTAAAGAGAGGCTCAAGCAAAGCAATAATGATTTCAAGAATCGGTTCAAGGATCTCTATGAGAATATCTAATAGGTTCACAATGAGCTCAATGATGACACCGAGGATATCTACTATTACCTGGATGATTTCAATGACAACGCCAATCACGGAATTTATGAGTTCAACCACCACTTGAATGATTTGTACCATCAAACCGATGATGACCTTTATCACTTCAGCTACAGGAACAAGAATCATTTCAATTAATTGAATGACTGGAACAAGAACATCGATGAGCATATTCACAATTTGCTCAACAATAGGCAATAACGATTCGATTAATCCAATCACTACATCAACAACGCCCATTAAGGCATCCAAAATCTGATTCAGCGAATTGACTAAAATATCAATAACGACATTCAAAACCTCTATTATTTCATCAAGAATGGGTTTCAAAGCCGAGATTAACTTATCAATCAACTTCGCTAAAATCGAAAAGACTTCTTGCAACATATCAAAGACTCTTTTAAGAAGAGCTCTAAATGACTCATTTTGCAGAAGGATTACTGCAATTATTGCTATAAGAGCAGCCCAACCTGCGGTCGAGGCTTTGACGGCCACCCCCATAATCGAAACTGCACCTTTCACAGCTGTAAAGGAAGTAACCAAAGTTTTTATCACTGGTATAAGTTTTCCAACAGTAACAAGCACTGGTCCAAGAGCCGTAACGACTCCAAGAAATACCCCAATTGTCACCTTCATTCCTTTGGAAAGATTAGTCCACCAGTTAATAAGTTTCTGCACAACTGGAATAACTTTCTCTCGAATAGCGTTTATCACCTTTTCAAGAGTTGGGAGCAGTGTTGCAGCAAAGCTCATCGCTAAAGCGGATACTGATTGTTTTAGATTATCTAGAGAATCATTAAAAGTACCAGATATATCTGCTTCTTCTTGGGTATAAATTCCATATTCTTCTGCTTTATCTTTTAGAGAATCCATCTCGCTAGAAGTGGCAGACAAAACTGGTGCGAGTTGAGTACCAAGTTTCTCACCAAAGAAATCGTTAGCTACAGCTGTCCTAACCGAGGCATCTTCCACCCCTGCTAGGGCATTTCTAATTTTATCGAACGCTTCTTCGGTGTTTAGCCCAGCTAAATCTTCAACACTCAGTCCGATCATCGCAAGTGAATCAGCAACGGAGTCACCATTTCCACTAGCTATTGCACCAAGTATGGAATTGGTTTTTGAAAGAGCCTTGTCCATATCCTCGGTTGAACTGCCTAGAAGTTTTGCAGCATATTCATATTTTTGCAAAGCCTCAACGGAAATCCCTAGTTTCTTTGCGTTATCGTTAATCTCATCAACCGTGTTAGCGGTCTTAATTGTTAGAGCGGACAAAGCCGTTCCTGCTGCCACCACTGGAAGAGTGACGTACTTAGTCAAAGAAGACCCTACTTTCGCAAGATTCGAATAATTGATATTCCCTAGGGACTTTATCTTCTTATTCGTCTGGTCGAGCTCGGTATTTAGTCGAGCAACTTCCGCTTCACTATAAATGACTCCTCTTTCGAGTTTCTTAAATTCACTCTCACTCATCGCTCCGACTTGAACAGCCTTCTTTGCGTTTTCAAGCTGAGCATTTTGTTCCACCAATTTTTGTTTAGTTATGGCCAATGTCTGATTAAGAATAGATTGTTTTTCTTTCCATAAATCGATGTTAGAAGAGTCATACTTCAAATTAGCGTTTATGGCCTTTAAATCTTTAGATTGTTCTTTTAGATCTTTATTAAGAGATGAAAGCTTGGTATCGAGTTCGGTGGTATCTAGACCAAGTTTGATGTTAATTCCACGTATTGTTTCTGCCATGCTTTCACCTCCTTTCTAAAGCAAAAATGCATCAATATCGCTTTGAGAAGCCTTTTTAGAACCACCGCTGATTCCTTGCATTTGCTCCTTGGCGATGTCGACCATTTCCATATAGACTTCAATATCAAAAAGATCGGCGTCCCTGATTGGAATGCCGATTTGTGCCAAGTTATAGATGATATTGCTTGTTACACTATGACTTGGCTTATTATTGTGGGGACTCGTGGTCTCCTGGTGCTTCTTTTTTTAGTCCTCCTAAAAGGACACCAATTGCATCAGATAAATCCTCGAGTTCCTTCGTGTTGCTTAACACATCAAAATCGAAACCGAGCAAAAACTCTTCATAGGATTCCTTTGTGTAAGGTTTATGTAAAACATAAACGATACGGAATAAGACATCGATGATTTTGCCATATTGCCCTTTTGCCTTTTTGTCAGAATCGAGGGTTTGAACATCGTCAAAGAGCTCAGTCCCAAATGTCGAACGATAAGTAATGATAGTTCCAAGAGATGAGCGAAGTTTTAGTTCTTTCCCACCTAAAGTTATGGTCTTTTCCATCGCCTATTCCTCAATCACTGGTAAGACTGGAGCAACATCTAGGAATGTCCCATAGTTGCTATCCCCTACCGATGAAATGACATGGGTCGTGAGGTAGTTGCCAGTTTGAATTGGTCGAGCAGTGATGTTGAGAGTGATAGCATTAGCTTCCACTGAATCGGTCTTGCTCTTGCTTGACTCACTGATTGGGGTAACCGTGCAAAGGTAGAACCAAACACGTCTTGCTTTGGCATCGCCTTGGAATTCAACTCCAAGAGCGAATGTTTTCACAGAAGCGTTGTTGATTTCAACAAGGTTGCCATTCTCAAGTTTCTTATAGCCCAAGATATCAGTCTTGAATTCATCGGAAAGTTCCGTGAGTTTAAGAGTGACGGTTCTTCCAGCGTTTTGAACGAGAGTCGCAATGACTGAATCATCTGCATAGACTGGGGTTGAACCACCAACGATATCGCTCGTGAACTCTTGAGCACCAATTAAACGAACTGGTGCAGTGAAAGTCCAGGTTCCGTCATTCCCTTGCGTAGCGAGAGAATAATGCACATTAGTTAGACCAAAGGTCACTTTATTATTTGCCATTAATATATTCCTCCATTTTTATTTCATAGACTCTCGAAATCGTTTTATCTTCATTGCGATACTCGGAGAGGACTTGAAATATAAAGTCTTTCTTTAAAAGAGCGGTTTCCAGTTTTTGCTCCAACTTCACATCTTTCTTTTTGGTTATGAGAGAGATTTGATAGGTGGATACATAGTATGTAGGATGGTTGTCGTTAAATGAGGTCGCTCTTTTATTGACCTCAAAATACACGGTATAAGGAAGGACTGGATTTTCGATAGAATCGTAGGTTGCTTGCCCATAATAGCAGCGTCCATCGGTTACACCTCTGATTGCGTCAAATAGATTAATGATATCTTTTGCCATCACTTTCCTCCCTTTATGATTTCGTTCATGTCTTCGAGCATTTCTGGAGTAAACGTGTCGTAGGCAGGCCTCATAAAAGGCTTGGCTTCGACTTGCTTGCCACTTCGATGTCTGAACCCAAACTCAAGTAGATGAATAAGAGTTCCTTTAGAACGAGAATAAATGATTACGATACGATTAGTACCCTCACCATAGATTTCTTTTACAAAACTATCGGCCAACGGATCTTTGCCACCACTCCTTGGAGCGTGGGCTTTGATATAGTCGATAATCTTATCAGCTGTTTCATCTAGTAAAGCATCAATGCCTAGATTGACCTTTAAAGCATATTCATTCACGATTGAGCCAATTTCATCACCGACTTCATCAAGTTGAACATTCTTCATTTAGGTTGACCTCGACATCGCTCTTTGAAAGATAGAGCTCAATAAATTGTCCGTTTTGATAGGTTCTTTCGATTAGAAAGATTTCTCCATTAATTGAGACATACTTACTGCCGTCAAATAGGATCGATTGAATCGAGACCTTGAACTCCACATTCTTTCCTATTTCAAGGGAAGATTTGTATTGGTTCGTAGTCAAAGATGAAACGCTCCCTATGACTTCTTTTTGGCTTTCAACAACATATTTCTTGTTGCCGATTTCGTCATAAGATGATGTGACCACTAATAGTAAGAGGCGAGCATTGGGTGAGTTAGGAAACATTGGACACCTCCGAACTTGAAAGCGTAAGCTGCCTTAAAAGGAAGTAGTAGCTCTCAGGGAGTTCCTTGACACTTCCGTCATTAGTAAAGCCATAAAAAGTCTTACAATAAATTAATATCAAAGCTTGAACGAGTCCATTGTCAGCCTCCACCACGTCCGCACTCACACCAGCAGAGCGAATCATGCTTTTGCAAGATTGGATGTGAAGAACAATTTCATCGTCCGCATATGTTTCCTCGAGAGGAATCATCAATGCCTTCTTGACCTTATTTTTGATTTCTACATCACTCATTTCCTCAACACTCCTTATTACATTTGTTGTTTAATTGTCCGTTCATTGTTCCGTTTTACTCATACTCATTTCATTTCATTATTCCTTTTTACTTGTACTCTTTTCATTGTTCCTTTCTACTTTTTTAGCATCGCCTCGCCAGGGCTCCGAAGAGATAACTACGCTTGGTTCAATTTCGTTGTACCTTTTTACTCATTTCCGTTCATTGTACTTTTTTACTTTTACTCTTTTCTTTTCATTGTGCCTTTTTACTTGTTCCTACCACGTAGTGACTTTTACTAAAACGTGGCCACACCATTATCTAAAATCGATTACTCGATTAAAGATTCATCATTCGCCAGCGGCTGCGACTTTTTTAACTCTTAAAAAGCCGTTATAACCGACAACGTTTCCACCAGTGAAAACACTCGCTTTGTAGCAGATGATTCCATCTTTGAATTTGTAGTCGGTGGATTTGGCAATCTCAACTGGTGAGAAGACAGGGACTTCGTAATTGGTAAGAGCACCATAAGCAATGCAATACTCACCAGCCGAGGTATTTGGATCAGTAACTGATTTGCAGTTTGAATTGATGACATATGGAATGCCATCGATAGTCTTATTGACATAGTCAATTATGTGGACTTTTCTTCCTTCGGTTGTACGAAGTTTAGAAAAGGCACGAAGGTCGTTTTTGTTCAAGATTAAACAAGCACCGCCTTCAACATCCTCGTTTCCACCATAGGCATAAACGATGTCATCAAGAGTTGTGTCGGTAATAGCGTTAATCTCAAGTTCTGGAGCATCGGTCAAGGCTTCTGCACTTGCTGAGAAAATGCCAGTGAAAGTATTCGCAGTTCCAGCACCAAGCAAGATTTGCTGAGAAATCTTTTTCTTAAGAGAAACATCGATGTTCTTGATAACTTCCGCTTGATAGTCAACAAGTGGGAGTTTCTCGAGTTCTTCGGTAATTTCACTATAGGCGGTAATCTTGGTTTTGGTGATTGTGGCATAGCCAAATTCAGGTTCGGTTTCGCCATAAGCAGCACCTTCAGCAGTTGCATTTCCAGTACTATGGCTCTTTACATAAGCCTTTTTGTAGGTTTCGCCACCTTGAAGATTGATTGTGCCGACCTTATCAACGAGTGTTGAAACATCATTGAAAGGAACACCATTTATGGTTGGGTCTTGATGGGTAGGAAGTAGGATGTTGCCAGTTGCTACGGTAATCGTACGTCCTTCTTTCAAGTCCTTTCCTCTTTGTTCGAGGTCAGCTGTATCTTCTTTGTTGGTTTCGATGATTGGGGTGTAGTTGAATTTACTAGCCATCGCTAATTTGCGATCGATAGTCTTTCTCTCTTCGTTGAGGTTGTCGACTTCCTTTTCCATTTCATCGAGTTTATTTGAATCAGTTTCTTTATCGGCAAGACCCCTGATTTCTTCGAGTCTAACTTCGATTTCTTTCTTACGAATTTCTAAATTCATGATATGAATCCTCCTATTTATTCGTTTTAATTTGTATCCTTTGTTTCACGAGTTTGGCTTTCTTC